TATTATTAGATGAACCTGATTGCGATGGGTGGGTTGTAATTGCTATTGATGGGACAGGCTACCACACTTGCCTTCCCAAGCACCTAAAACCAATCAAGCCCACAATCACCAAGGCGGAGGCGTGGGAGCTGGCATCTGTGCAGGGAATATCAATTGACTGCATCAAAAAACTCAACACGATAACTGACTAACTGGTCAAACCACTAAGCGCCTAACAACCTGTTATTGTGGGCGCTCTACTTAGGAGGGAATATGAAAGTATTAATAGCATGCGAATACACTGGCTCAGTCAGGGATGCATTTATCGAGCAGGGCCACGAGGCTATGAGCTGCGACATTCTACCAACGGAGTCGCCTGGTCCGCACTATGAAGGTGATGTTTTTGATGTTATCGATTGCCCATGGGATTTAATGATAGCTCACCCACCATGTACGCATCTTAGCGTCAGTGGGGCACGGCACTTTGCAGCCAAGAAGCTAGACGGGCGGCAGCAAGCAGGCGCTTCATTCTTCATGAAGCTTCAGCGAGCATCTGAGCATATCCCAATGACGGCTACAGAGAACCCTGTATGCATCATGTCAACACTATGGAGAAAGCCAGACCAGACTATACAGCCATGGCAGTTCGGACATGGTGAGACTAAAGCAACGTGCCTATGGCTTAAAGGCCTGCCACTACTGACGCCTACGGATATCGTAGAAGGGAGAGAAAGCCGCATCCACAATATGCCGCCAAGTGCTGAGCGCGGTAAGTTGCGCAGCGCTACGTACCCAGGTATTGCGAAAGCCATGGCGTCCCAATGGAACATATGCTAGAATAACCCACTTAATGCAATAGGATTGGGCTTATGCTGGCGTCAGAAATAGAAGTTGGAATGGTATTTAAATGGCTTACTGTAAAGGGGTTTTCACACAAGGATGAGCGCTGGAGGAAGGTGTGGGATGTTGAGTGTCGATGCGGAGAAGCGAAGAAAGTTCTTGGTTCCGCGCTCGTATCGGGAAACACAAAGAGCTGCGGGTGTTACGCATCAGTTGCCGCGAGAAACCGCAGGATTTCAAAAAATCATAGCGAAGTTACTGCTGTAATCCTAGGTTATAAGAGGCACGCTAAGGATAGGGGTCTTTCTTGGGAGTTGTCAAGAGATGACGTTGAGTCTGTAATATCCATGAGCTGCAAGTACTGCGGCTCTAAACCATCGAACGTCAAGCGGACGAAAAATTCTATTGGTGGTGGCTTGAAGTACTCAGGGATAGACCGAGTCGATTCCGGGAGGGGTTACACCATCGAAAACATCGTGCCAGCTTGCAAGATATGTAATTACGCAAAGAGCAACATGAGCATAGATGAATTTGCGTCCTGGGCCAAGAGGCTTGGAGCCATGGCAACTCAATGGGGCCAACTGGTCTAATCTGTTCACCTGATGTTTTAAGTTAATATCAGGCTCTACTTAGGAGGGAGTATGAGAACAAGAATTCTACACAACGGCATACAATACATGCTATGCACTGACTTGGGACTAACCTTGTTCGACACGTTCAACAACAACGGCGGTCGCATGGTTAGCCTACTCATCAACGGCGTACACAGCGGCAGTCACTGCTCTGATGACTTCGGCCGCGCATGGAGGGCTTATCAATGCGAGAACTAGACGAGTACGAAGACGATGTTATTGAGTTGGGACGTGAGATTTTGGCGTGTGAATCGGCTACTGGGTATAAAGAGTGGGATGCGTTTTACAACTTGTGCGATAACCACCAATTACTTTTGCATGTTTACGTAGATATTGCGATAGATGGTGACCAAAAACCATATAACGAATTACTACTACGCTCAGCATGTGAGCTGGTTGAAGATTATTATAAGCAGGGGGATGTATGATTGATTACGAGCCAGGGCAATTCCAGAATGAAGAGACCGAGGTAAACACCCAAGTTGACTTGCAGGCAGAAAACGCCGAGCTACGCCAGCGACTTGAAAAAGCAGAGGCTGAGCGGGATGAGCTGCGGTCAGAAAAATTACCTAATGAGAAAGGGTCGAATAGATACGGGCTTGATGTTGCCTATTTCCGCAAAACCATAAATCGGGAGCTAAACCGCGACCTGACGAACTTCAAGCCAAGCGAATTAGCCAGAGTTTTAGCCCGACTATCGGTGACGGCAGATAAGAGCGTCATCAGCGAGACTGAGTTTTCATCTGAGCACAACATAGAGCAGCAGATTAAAAGGGCTTTATTGGTTCGAGACACACTTGCTAAAAATTCTCAATTAGACTCAATTAACACAATACTGATTAACGGGACAATAGAACAACTACGCAAGGGGCTAGAGTGATGGATAATCTTAAATCTTGCCCCTTTTGCGGGGGTGAGCCTGAATTGATTAATAGCGAGCCTTCAACGGCTAACCACAATTCCGGCGCTGTGCACAGTGCAGTCGCTTGCTTCAACATGAATTGCTCAGTCATGCCTTACCCTAAGCTATGGCATGTAAATGAAGAAGAAGCGGTAAATGCGTGGAACAGCCGCAAGGAGCTTGAGAAGTGAATCTAGAGCAATACCTGCAACAAAAGCACCCACCCAAACCTACAACACTGGACAAAATGCGGGAGGCGCTACTAAGCGATGCAAGGCCAGCAACAGGCGAAGAGTTGGCAGAGATTGTCATTAAGACGCCTGGATACATCAGAGAGCTGCTAGCCAAAAACTCAGAACTTAACACGCTAATGCGTCAGAACTATCAAGCTAAACGTATAGCTGAGATGCATCGTATATACGCTGTGTACCTGTCTAAGCCGAGAGGCGTTGACATGCACAGGTGGGCGAAGAAGAACGGCACAAGTACGCCGATGCTATACAGGGCGAAGGAGTACGTAGAAGAGTTAACTGGTCAGAGCAGCTAGGCGGTAAAGTTGTGCTATGTTTAACGGACTTGATGAGGAGAGATACATGAATTACGAATACGGGATACATCCTAACGGGTTGATTAATTACGGCGGTGGAAGCAGCTGGAAGAAGTGCAGCGTGGATTATTCACCTGTGGCAGAGATGAAGATAGTTTCAATAGCCATAACCACAAGGATGCAAAGCAAGAGCAAACAGCCACGAATGGTCACTGTTAAAAAGACTTATGATATCGACGGGATTAACAGCAAGGAATGGTGGCTGCTATGAATTACGAAAATAAGAGTGATCTTGAGATTAATAAGTTGGTCGCTCAGGCTAAGGGGCTAATTATAAATGACGACCAAGGCGCATCATTAAAAGCTAAATCTTCAAGCGTGCTGGTCAACTGTATAACAGAGCAGTTTGAGTTTAATCCCTGCAACAACCCATCAGACGCATGGCCTATTATTGCTGAGAATAAGATTAATTTGTTCTTGGAGGAGTCATTTTGCACCGCTGCAAAACTTGGAGAATCAGAGAGCGAAGATATCTGCGTTCAGCACAAAAACCCACTACGCGCAGCCATGATTGTTTATTTGATGATGCAGGGGGGGGTGAGGAATGAATCTACTAACTAAAATGCTATCCAAGCTAGGCCCAATGACACAATACTACGTAGCGCTACCTGGTGCCATTATCAAAGTTGACGCAAAGACTGTCCAGCAACTACTTGATGCGGGTGATATCGAAGAGACTGATGTGCGGAGGATTTTGCCATGATTACGCCAACTAAGACGGTTTGTTATGCTTGGACAGCGCCAGGATTCCTGCCGGGTTTAGATGGTGATGAGGTTTACGCGAGTGCATATGATGGCCTAATATGGCATCAAGGATTCATTGCGTATACTTCGTCAGAAATCGACCGCATCATAGTACGCGAGGAGCTGGTATGACTCTCTTCACCCTAATAGCCGCTATAATCCTACTGGGTATGTGGATATCAATAAGCGCCGCCTTCCTTGTAGCAAAGGCAACTTACAGCCAGGATATCGAAGCCCAAAGCCTTGCATATGTAAAAGCAATGCGAGTACCTTGCATTATGTTTTCGGTTGCTTGCTTAGTGCTTGGCGTACTACTTGACATTACATGTGACCCGTATACACTGTACCTGTACTCCAATTAACTCTCCCAAGTAGACCATTGCCAGCCCTAGCGCTGGCTTTTTTTTGTCTGTATACTAGTGGTCATACCAGACAATTAAGGTTTGACAATGCCAGGCAATCCACTTCCGATAGATACAATCAATTTAGAGTCCCGAGGCTGGCCCTATGAAAATGGTCAGTGGGGCGATATCCCTGTTACTACTGATTCTGAAGGGAATCTAAGGTGCAATAAGTAATGGCTACCATACGACCTATATTCGCAGACCAACAAGGCTGGTACCAGTTATCCCAAAACGATAAATATTTAAATCGTCCTTGCCACCACTTAAGAACGTTTCAGGACGGTGTTGTCGGGGATATCGCCCAGAACGGAAAAGATGGCAACACCTACACTGATGGTTGGGATTCCAACGCAGGAGGCTCTACCTATTCTGATGAAGTGTTGTTCAATGGCAAGCAGGTGTGCAAAAGCTTTTTGCCCAAAGGTAGTGATGGTGCGCTCTCATTGGGAGGCTCAGTGTATAAGGGTCTTGCAGTAAAGAGGTATGAGACATTGATTCAGCGGGCTATTTTACGATTCCCTGCTGAATTTGATTTTGATGAGTCAATGCCGGGCGGCGGTGCAATGAAACTGCTGCGCCAGCGCGTTGGTGACGTGGGCCATGTTGACGTGTATATCAACGCCCCATCGAATGGGTACGAAGGCGATTTTAAGTTTGTGTGCGAAGTCCACACATCAGCCCATGATGGGAACCCGCACCATGCGGGGCCGCACAACAGTAATGTCACTATCGCACATGCTTATGCAATTCCTCGTGATGAATGGTTTGAGATTTGCTTTGCTGTTACCTACGACAACCTTTCCGTGGATGATGGGGGTTATGCGCGTGCGATGATTTGGGTTAAAGACGACTTGCTGATTGATATAACCAGCATCCACACTATGAATTCGGGCGAGGAAACAGTAAACATAACGCATCTATGTACTTATTTTAATGCGAACAATAACCCTGGCCAGCCTGACCATGGTGTAACCAAAGATATGTGGTTCTACTGCGCGGAATACGAAATTAGCAACCTGCTTCAAACTTATACGGATGCCATTGGTAATCCCAAGTTGCCATCAAGGATCTAACTTATGAGCATAAAATACGGCTATTTTGCACAATTAAAAGAAGAGATTGAACTGCCATCTACTATAAGTGTTCAGCAAGTAGAGGGGTACGAGTATGAAATAACATTAAAAATAGGCGATGGGGACTGCCGCGCTTTCGGTTTTAACGCAGGCCGATACCTAGGAATCAGCGGTGCGCGGGTAAGTGTGTATAATAAGGGTTTCTTGGCATATTGGTTCAATAAAGCTAAGGACGGCGAGTTAGCTAATTTCCGCTTCAGACGAACGGCGAACGGGTACGCGCTATCTAAAAACGGCGGCGAATTC